AGTTTGGTAGAGCACTCGCTTTGGGAGCGAGGGGCCGTAGGTTCGAATCCTATCACCCCGACCTTTAACATATAGGAGTTATTATGACATCAATTAAAGCACTTAGAACTACAATTTACTCAAGAACTGGATGCCCATACTGCACTAAGCTAAAGGAACTTTATGAGGCTCAGGGCTGGCACTATACTGAATACTCTTTGAATACACATTTCACTAGAGATCAATTTTATGCTGAGTTTGGTCGGAATGCTACATTCCCTCAAGTAATTATTAACAATAGTAAAATTGGTGGCTGCAGTGAAACTATTACTTATTTGAAGGAGAATAAGCATCTGTGATTAACTCATTTGGAGAAACTGAGCTTTTAGATCTGGTTGAGAATGCAATTGATCATGCATTTACTAGAGATAAGTATCTATTTAAAATGTATGATTATTTAAAGCTCAATAAATTCACCAAATCAGAAGTTCAAAAATTTACTGAAAGCCCTAGCGCAGCTAATATTACAAATGCAATTTATGACCTAGAAGAGTATCTTGAAGGTGGTTCCGACAAAGATCATCAATTGCTTAGGGAGGCATATGGTCACCTTGGTAAACCTAGAGCCAGAAAAATTAAAGATTATTTGTATGGTATGCTAGAAGATTGTTGGAGATATTCTGAGGAGAGAAAATCTGGAAGAAAAAAGAAAATCCAGAAATAATCATAAATAACTATGAAATAAAAAATTAGGAGGTAGGGTTTCGTTATCTCGTTATCTAAACAAACTACAGAGGGAAACCCATGGAAGCATCCACAACTTTTCTTTTCATTTGCTTTTTTTTAACCATAGGCAGTTTTATTCTTGGTGGAATCTTAGCTTGGAATCTTAAAGATATTTTCGATCTATGGTATGCAAATGCTGGATATGCAAAACATATTTTACATCCAGAAATGCTTGATGATGAAGGTAATATTAGAACTGATGAGCTGATTTACTTGCGTTTTATTGAAGACGATGATACAATACTAGACGAAGACGACTGAAGACTCATGATTCTTGTTGACATGAATCAAGTGATGATTTCAAACATGATGGCACACTTGGTTGACAAACAGATTAACGTTAAACTAATTCGCCATATGGTTCTGAATAGCCTGCGGTATAATCGCAGTAAATTCTATGAAAAATATGGTGAGTTAGTTCTTTGTTATGACTCCAAACATTATTGGAGAAAAGAATATTTTAAGTATTATAAAGGAACTAGAAAAAAAGATAGAGAGAATTCTGAATTAGACTGGAGCGAAATTTTCAAGATTCTCAATCAAATCCGAGATGAAATCAAAGATCATCTGCCATACAAAGTCATTGAAGTTGACGGAGCTGAAGCTGATGACTGCATTGCAGTTCTTTGTAAAGATCAAGGATTAAAAAATATTAGGTTGCATAATAATATGCAGCCCATCGTTAAGGTTCTTATTCTTTCTGGGGATAAAGATTTCATTCAACTGCAAAAGTATAAGTTTGTAAATCAATATAATCCTATTCAGAAGAAGTTTATTAATGGTTCAGATCCTAAGCAATATGTCTTGGAGCATATTATGAAAGGTGATCGATCAGATGGAATTCCGAATTATCTTTCAGACGATGATACATTTGTAAATGAAAAACGTCAGAGACCTCTATCGAAAAAGAACATTGTAAAATACACAGATCTTTCTCCAGAAGAATTTTGTTCTAGTGAGCAACAACTAAAAAACTACGAAAGGAATAAAACTCTAATTGATTTCGAGTGTATTCCAACTCAACTTGTCGATTCTATTATAGATACTTATGAGATGGCTAATCCACCAAAAAGAAGTGCCATATATCCGTATTTAATGCAACATAACTTAAATGATTTACTTGAAAAAATTGGAGAATTCTGATGAAACTATTAATTTCTGAAATTTTACAAAAGGTAAGCAATGCAAAAACCAAAGCAGAGAAGGTTCAATTGCTTCGCCAGTATAATTCACAAACACTACGATCACTTTTAATCTGGAATTTTGACGATAGTGTTACTTCTGAAATACCAGATGGAGAAGTTCCATATAAGCCAAATACTTCACCAAAGGGAACAGAACACACTCTGTTAGAGCATGAAGGTAGAAAGCTTTACTATTTTGTCAAGGGTGGTTCTAATATCCCACCTCTAAAAAAAGAATCAATGTTTATCGCCATGTGTGAAGGGCTCCATACAGAGGAAGCTGAAGTATTGTGCTTAGTAAAAGATAAAGATCTTCAGTCTAAATTTAGGATTACAAAAGCTTGCGTAGAAGAGGCATTTCCTCAGATTCAGTGGGGTGGAAGAACCTGATATGTTACTTTCAAAAGAGCACCATGATATATTTAAAAAGTATGGTGTCGCCATACTTCATATGAATTGCTCTCCAGATTATGCAGAAGATACTAATTTGCCTAGAAATTCATATCTAATGTATTGTCAAGTAGATGATACTTTGTGGCATGATATTGTTATGGGCTCTAGGCCTGATATATTTGATGCATACTATGATAATTTTGGCGACGTAATTAAAAAGATGTCATGGACAAAAGGAAAAATAAATCCAAAACTATATACTCCATCAACTCAAGAGAAAAGCAAGAAGCAAAAATGAAACCTGATAGTGTATATTTTGATCCTAAAGCTGCCATTTCTCAACAAGAAACTGATGCGATTGAGTATCAAGAGTATATAAAGAAAAAGGAAAAAGAGGAACAGGAATATCAAGAACTTGGCAAAACAATTGTTAAAATCCTTTTGTATTTCACTGCTCCTCTTTTTATGATGTGGGCATTAAATTATATTTTCCCAGCTCTAGCATTGAACTATCTCAAGTCTTTTATTTTATTCAATTTAATTAAAATTATTAAATGAGGTCAACATGCGTGAACAGTCAGTTAAATTTATAACTATGACTCCTCGGGCCGAAGAGTCTATGGCATATATTGCTAGGGTTAGTAATCCCAGCAATCAGAATAATAATAATTATGCAAAGCTTTTGCAATATTGTATTAAGCATAATCATTGGTCTGTATTTGAGCAGGCATATATGACTTTAGAAATTAATACAACTCGTGGTATCGCAGCTCAGATTTTGAGGCATCGTTCCTTTACATATCAGGAATTTTCTCAACGATATGCTGATACTAATTTGTTGTCTGAAAAGATTTTAGCACCAGAACTTCGTCGCCAAGATACCAAGAATCGCCAAAATAGCATTGATGATCTGGATCCTGAATTTGTCAAATTAATGACAGATAAAATTAATACTTATTTCGAGCAAGGAGTTTCTCTTTATAATCATCTTTTAGCTAATGGTGTGGCAAAGGAGTCAGCTCGTTTTGTATTACCTTTAGCAACTCCTACAAAAATTTACATGACTGGCAGTTGCAGATCCTGGGCTCATTACATTCAACTGAGAACTGCTAATGGCACCCAGAAAGAACATATGGAGATTGCTGAACAAGCTAGATGTATTTTTTCCTGTAAGTTTCCTGCAGTTTCTGAAGCCTTAGGATGGATTAATGAATGTGATTGCACAGAATATCAACCAGCTGTTTTGATTAGACCATGAAGAAAAAGGTATTTAAAGAATTAATTCAAAAACCACTACGGTTTCATCATCAAGATATTCACGAAGAACTTGATGATATTAAAACAATTTTAATGGAGATACGTTCATGCCTACCTACAAATTTAAAGATGAATCCACAGGAGAAATCTTCGAAAAGTTCATGAGTATTCATGACCTCGATAAATATAAAGAGGATAACCCGCAACTTACGCAGATGCATTATCCTCCTAATGTAGTTTATGGGGCGCCAACACTACCTAGTGGATTCCGAGACAGAATGAAGGAGATTCAAAAGAATCACCCAAAATCAAACCTATCCCAATACACATAGGCATATGCCAGCAAGAAAGAGAAAGAACGGCACTACTTCCATTAATAACATGTCTAGCAAACAAATGAGAAGAAAAAAACCAATTAATACGGAACATCTTCTCAACATAGAGCCAATAACCGAGACTCAAACTAAAGTATTTGAATCTTATGCTGATGGAAAAAACTTAGTTCTACATGGATGTGCAGGAACAGGTAAAACATTTATTAGTTTATATCTAGCACTAAAAGATGTTTTGAATGAGCACACACCATATGATAAAGTTTATATCGTTCGTTCTCTCGTTCCTACTAGAGAAATTGGATTCCTCCCAGGAGATCATGAAGATAAATCAAACTTATACCAAATTCCATACAAAAATATGGTAAAGTATATGTTTGAAATGCCTAGTGATCAGGAGTTTGAACTTTTATATGCTAATCTTAGAGCCCAAGAAACTATTTCTTTTTGGTCTACTTCTTTTATCCGTGGAGTTACTCTTGACAATTGCATTATCATTGTCGATGAATTTTCAAACTTGAACTTCCACGAACTTGATTCAATTATTACCAGAGTAGGTCAAGACTGTAAGATTATTTTCTCTGGTGATTATACTCAGTCTGACTTGGTAAGAAGTTCAGAGAGAACAGGAGTCTTAGACTTCTTGAATATTCTTAAGCGAATGCCATCATTTGACTGTCATGAATTTAATGTTAATGATATTGTTAGATCTGGATTGGTTAAAGAATATCTAGTAACCAAAAACAACCTAGGATTTTGATAATGAATGTAGTTTATGATGAGTTTATTGGAATATATGAAAATGTAGTATCCAGTGATTTCTGTCAAAAAGCAATTGCTCATTTTGACTATCTTGAAGAAACTGGATACTACATTAAATCAAGACTTGGTAGAAATCCATTGCAGGTTTCTGATAAACAATTATTTTTGACTGATACTCCATTCTCTGAAGACTTTAAACTGCATTCATTGCATAAGTCAATCTCTCATGAATTTAATGCAGGTATAAGTGAGTGTTTAGATCATTATAGATCTAAGTATAGTTATTTGTTAGACTTGGATAATGTAACTGTTAATGATTTAAAGGTTCAAAAAACAAGACCAGGAGAAGGATTCCATGCTTGGCATTGTGAATCCTTTGATCGTTATACTGCAACACGAATATTGACACTGCAGCTCTATTTGAATACAATAGAAGACGGTGGAGAAACCGAATTCTTGTATCAATCGAAGAGAATTTCTCCAGAACAAGGAAAGCTTTTAATATGGCCTGCTGGATATACTCACATTCATAGAGGCAATCCTCCATTGAAAGATACCAAATATATTATTACTACTTGGATGACTTATGTTTAACTATGTTGGAATGCCTGTTTTAGTCAATGATGCTGAAGCAATACAAAAAGATGGAAAGAGATATTATCCTACACCATCAGGAAACTTATATCCTAGCGTTACTACAGTAACTGGAGTAAGAACTGATATTTCTAAATGGAGAGCGCGTGTTGGGGAAGATGTTGCAAATGCTATCAGCAAGAGGGCAACCACCCGAGGAACCAAGTTCCATGCTATAGTAGAATCATACCTTAAAAACGATTTAGATGAAACGGTGGAAGGTCTTCCCAAATACCTTTTTGGGGCTGCTCGTAAGACTCTTGATAGGATATCTGATATACATTGTATTGAGCAATATCTTTACAGTGATTATCTACGCCTCGCTGGGAGGGTTGATTGCGTGGCTAGCTTTGATAATACACTGTCTATTGTAGATTTTAAAACATCAACCAAACTCAAAAAAGAGGAGTGGATTCAAAACTATTTTGTGCAATGTGCAGCATATGCACTTATGTATTATGAGCGAACGGGAGTCAAGGTAGATAAACTAACAATTTTAATTGCATGTGAAAGTGATATGATCATGCAAGTATTTGAAACTTACAACATTAATTACTATGTCAAATTACTTCACGAATACATTTCCGAATGGAGGGCTCTTAATGAAAAGTATTGAAAATAATTTCATGACCCAAAGCAAATTTACAAAACTGGTTGAAGAGACAGTTTTGGAAGGCAATGGATTGATTAATTATATTGATGCTATAATTTCAGTGTGTGACGAATATAGCATTGAAATTGATACTGTAGGAAAGCTAATTGCAAAACCACTTAAAGATAAGATTAAATTCTTAGCACAAGAATTGAACTACATGAAAAAAACTTCTAGGGGTATTTTGCATCTGTGACAGGGTTTGATTGCTATAAATTATATCTTGCTATAAAGCTACACTTTAATAGTGCTAGCTATGATTTTTTTAAATATTGTGGCAAGATAAAATCTAAAGCAGAAACGTATAACACTAGAAAAGACAAATACTTTTTCGAAAAGTTAGCAAATAAATATAACCAAGATACCTTAGTTGATTACTTTGTGTCGAACTTTATTTCCGAAGATGTATGGGTAGGTGATATCACAAAACCAAAAGGTGAGAAAGTTTATTATAACTGGAAGAAGAAAATAAATTCTCTTTCTTATTTCTTTAAAGAAGAATTTACAAA